ACCAAGACTCGACACTCTTTCGTGCGTAAGAACCTCAGTATCGACATGACCATCTCTTCGGGGGATAATGCTGACATGGATTCAGAGGAGGAGGCGAGCTACCAGATTGAGTTGGAAATTATGAAACCCGATGCAGTCGATGACATTTACAAATTCCAGAACATTCTCCAAAAGGTTTCCGACCTCTCGAAACTAATTTCTGCGTAAAAGTAAATGATATACGCCATAGCGATTCTTATTGTTTTGTTTCTCCTCTACGAAAAACACACAAAGTCGGATGAGGTTGACGGTTCCAAATATTTTAACATCAGTGATGGCGATTCCAAGGCGGTATATGTCATGATGCACAAGGATGGGGTGAGTAGCGACAGACTCAAGAATTTTGTTCGAATGGAGGATGAATTTCTCTCAATGGAACAAAAGTCTGTATGCACGGGTATACCTATGATAGTTCAAGCTGGTCTACTTTCTAATAAAATCAAAGATGCATTCCCAAAATATGATTTCTCTCATCATGTTATCCATCTCAAACAAATTGCTGAACCCACTAAAATAGTCAACCGTAAAATTAAGTGCTAATTTTTTTTGAAACTTAAACAATAAAGTCGTATAGGTATTAAGTCTATGGAGGGGTGCAGACACCTGGTAGTTGAAGGACCTGATGGCTCCGTAGCTATAGCCTTCAACCAAGAAATCCCTCCACCGGTGATAGTCGAACCCCAAACTCTGACAAGAGTCAGTTTTGACGTAGTTGCAGTAAATTATAATAATACTGTACAAATAGGTTTTAGATTGGCTCTTGTTATATCTTTTGTTAAACTCTTCAATTTACTAAGAATAATTGATATAACAGATTTTATTTTTGTTATAGCAAGTACAATTGCAGTTCATTCTGAAAGACCTATATCTATTGCCCCAATATCGGGTCACGGTGTGTATTTACTTACCATATTACCAGTAATTGCTTTTAGCCGTATGTGGTGGGATTTATCATACATCATGGTATGCGCTCTATTATGTGGTACATCACTCACGACTATGAAGAGAATTTTAATTCAAATACCGACATGATCAGCTTGTTATCCTCAAGTTTATCATTTCATCCTTACATTTTTTCAACCCGTGCTTTGACCGAACGGTTGATTTTCGTTGGAGTTGCATTAGCACGAGTCTTTAGCCAACGTTTCTTATACTCACTCATTCTCTTTGCCGTTGGTTGTTTCTTTTGGTTTAGCATATTCATCATGTAATTGGCAGCCATACGACGGTATTCATTTTTCAAGTTATTACTGAGACCATTTGTATTAACCATGTTGGTGATATATTTCTTCTCAAGTTCTCTTTTCCTTTGCATTTTCCAGTTGCTTACCATTTGTTTCTTAATTTTATCAACAACCATCTTTTTTGGTAATCCAATTGTTTTATCTCGGTTTTGTTTACCAATCTTATTAATGGCATTTTTCACATTTTTGATATCTTGGGTAAGGTTTGGTTTGTAACGGTTCATCCACGTCTTTGAGTAAAGTTTAGTCAAGTCTTTACGAATAGAGTTTTCATCTATCCCCACTTTTTTCGCTTTTACTTCTATTTTTTTATCGACCACTTGCTTCGCTTTTGTTTGCTGCACCTGCCTCTTTGAGGGTGCAGGGGGTGTGGGGGGTAAAGGTTTAGTCATGTTGTTGCGTACCTTTTCAATCTGTTTACAGAGAACATCCTTTGTTTGTTTACCGTTTGTGTTAATTTTGAGTAGTGCAGCAAAACGTTTGATTTCATCTAGTTTCATGTCACGGCACAATTTGCGACCAACACGGAAGGTGTTGTTAGTTCCAGCTAAAGAGACATTCTTATTTTTGTTGATATTTCTCATGGTAGCAGTTTTAGCCTTAGATTTACCCTTAATTGCCTCACATATCTCCTTTTTGGTCATGTCTCGGGTGCCACTCTCCGTTTTAATTCTAAGATTAACAATGTTCATTTTTCGTGCAAGGTCCTTGAGTTCCTTTTTATCCATACGTTCACACTTCTTTCCATCAAGTTTGAGTGCATTGATTTGACTGTTAGATAAAGGCACTCCACGCTTTACAACGGCTTTGGTCTTTTTAGGGGAAACCTTTTTAGCCTTAGTCTTGCGTTTGGGTTTGGCCTTAACGCCTAGGGTGATATCCCCATCTCTATAAAACTCCCTGATTAATGGGGAAATAGCTTTGTATGCATTTTCCATGACAGCGGGTGATTTAGCACCTATGATTTGTATGGTACCAGACTTACTGATATTGAGTGTGTATCCATTCATGGTGACGTAGAGCATTGGTGTAATTTCTGGTTCATAAGAAACAGACCCATATTTGGAAAATTTCATTGAAGCACGTGTAAGATTCGAGAATATCCCGTTTATGCTAAACTGACCACTGAGATTGTTATACTCGATTGGACTGTAAAGAAATGGTTGTTTTTGGGTGTAATTTTCTACGACAAATCTACGAATGAGTTCAGGTTGAGTAGTAATGTTTGTACCAACAAACCCACCCGAAAAACGCACTTTACCATTCCTATAAATATTGAAAGTGGCGCTTTGGCTTTCTGTACCATTAGAAACAGTCATCATGATTTGAACACTCGCAAAGGTCTTATTGATATTACCTTTGGGTCCAGCTTCTTTAGTATGAGAAAACCCGGTTTTAAATTGACCATAAATACCTCTCATTTCACGAGTGTCTATATAAAGACCTTCACCAATTGGTGTTTTACCGAGTGGTTTTTTCATCATAATCGGTATAAGGTCTAAACGGGGGTCTTTACCAAATGGTCGATTAATGGTGGCATTAAACATACCAGGTTTTAATGGAGATATTTCGAGGTTGTCAGTGAACTCATTGATTGGGTTCATGTTTTCAAATTCACTGGTATTTATGGGTTCTTTTAATGCGTTATTGACTAATTTATCAATATTCAGGTCCGCGAATTCATTTTCTAATGGGGAGTTGTTCTCATATTGTGCAAAACGACTACGGGGTGGTGGACCTGGGGGAGGGAATTGAGTTCTCTGGGGTCTGGAAAGTGGTCGCATGAACTGCTGACCCCTAGCTACACTGGCTTCACGAGTCATTCTTTCAGTTCTAGCGCGGTCAGCTCTTTCCATCTCCATTTCAAGTTCTCTCGCGAAGTTGTTATTGGAGTTCGACGCAGAGTCAGGACTTCGTACATCTACACCAGACTGCCTGACAAATTCTTTGACCGACTGGCTCATATTACTATTTGTAAGGTTTTTTTTTAATGGTTGTTGCCAGTCATCAGCTGGTCCTCGATTAAATCGATACCGAAGATAACGGGTTGTAGTGGGTACTGCCTTCCTCTATATGACACCGACTCGTTTCTAACCTCGATATCATAGGAACTGAAGGGACCCACATAGAAATCTTCATGAAACTTGTGTTGCCCCAAATTATTGTTTTTACAGTGTGTATTGAACGACTGAACAAAGAGGTTCTGTGGTACGTACTGGTCCTTACCCTTGTCGATAATTGTAGACTCCAGAAAGTGGATGAGAGAGTTTGCAACTTTTGCAACCTGCTTTTGGATAGTCTTGAAATACTCGGGTACTACATTCCAAATGTCCTGGTTCCTGTACTTGTTTGCATAATCAATGTACCCTTTTACGCACTTGAGTAGAAGTTTGGGTAATTCACTTTCAAGTTTTTCATCGAGCTGGGGGTCTGCATTACGTACCTGTTTACCAAAGTTCCATGGTAGAATACGACGCAAAACAGAGCCTGAATTATCCTTCCATCCTGGTACTTCATTCCCACCTAGAATACCAGGAACCTTCCATTCGAATGACATAGCCGTCTTGTTCTTAACAGCCACTGAGACGTCTTCACCTGATACAATTGACTGGAATTCAGCCTGTTCTAGGGCAAGGTCACCTTTCACCTCGGGTGCAATAAACATGAAGCCATCCTTAATCGCAGAAAGACCGAACTTCTTCTCGATGTTGTTCGAAAGTGTACCAACATCTTCACCTTCATAAAACTTTTTGAAAACCTTGGTAATTAGGGTAGACTTACCTGATTTAGCAATACCCTTGAAGAAAGGAATAATCTGCCAGGTGTCCAGCTCACCAATATCAAAGCAGAGGCGACCACCCATGACATATGCCCAATTGCACACTTCATCGGAAAACTGTTGATACTTTAGAACCGTGTCAAAGTGGGGGGTCGGGATATCTTGCCACCTTTCGAGGTGTGAAAAGTCGTCAAATTGTTGGTCAAAATACTTACAGGCAATAATAGTTGGGTCTAGACAACCAAACTCCTTGCTTTCGTATGAATAGAAGCTACATTTGTAGGTGCCAAGGTCTGGGTCCCACTCCTTACCCACAAATACACCATTCTTGAATGACCAAACATGCCTCCGTTTGATAATTGTGGGGAATTGTGGGTCCATACACTTGGTAATGTTGTCGATTACTTCCCTAAAAATGCTCCCCTTACTGGTAAAGTTCTTCCAGTTGTTGAAATCATCATCCTTTTGGGCGAGTGAGTACACAAAATCTTCGATGGGCATTTTCTGGCGCCATGCTCTTGTTCTATACCCCTCAATCGTCTTGATTTCCTCACAGCAGAATCCTTTGTATCTACGATACCCAGCCTTGTAAAGTTCATCAAGTACGAAAATGAGACACTTCTGGAAAGGTGTTGCACTCTCTACATCATCATCACACATTGTGGATGGGTCAGATGTTGAACTCGTTTGGGGTACAGCGGTCGGATTTACAACACGTTCATACGCAGTGTAGTGTCGACGGATATTTTCATACCCATCTTTGAGTTGTTTCAGGACACCATAGATTCGGTCGGTTAGACCAATTCCATCCTCAGGTTGTTTTTTATGGAGGTTCATTTCTTTGACCCTGTTTTTCAAATCTATCAGGAAGCGACGTTGCTTCTCACGAATACCTTTGATAGCTAGAATATCTATCTTTGCCGCAATTGGGTTGTTATTCTCGTCATAATTATCAGCGTGGATGAATTGCCTATACCCCAACTCACGGGCATTCCTATAATCCTCTGTCCTGAGATCCCAATAAATCTCAAAATTATCGACAAGTTTTGTGATGGTTTCTTCATTCATCGACTGGATACTCTGTTTTTGAAGTTCTGCTAACGCTTCATAACGATTTGGTTCCTTGTCGATGAAATGAGTAGTTTCCATATCTCTTATAGTATTTACAATTTTTATCTCTAATTAGATTTCAACTCACTCAATATTTTGATTAATATTTTGTTTTGCATTTGAAGTTGTTGGGTGATACCGACCAGGGCGGTACACACAGTGTCACCATCCTCGGTGGCGAGTAGGGAAGTCATGAGTTCGGCAATATCCAAACCCTCATCCTCGAACATCATTTCATCATCCCCCTCCATATCTTCAATTTCGTCATTTTCATCAGCGGTCATCGACACTTCTTCAGCCGAATCAGAATTTGATTCAGTCTCATACTCAGATTCGGGTAGGGGTGCGATCTCACCTTCTTCGATTTCTTCAGGCTGATTTAAAGTAGACATTTAATTTAGACCGAGAAAAATTCAAATCAAAATATGCGCGTTTGCCCAGAATTATTTTCTCTGTGTATAGTACAACAACTCTCAAAATGGCCGGTGGTCTTATGCAACTCGTAGCTTACGGCGCCCAGGATGTCTACCTTACCGGTAACCCTGAGGTGACCTTCTTCCAGGCCAAATACAAGCGCCACACTAACTTCGCGATGGAGAACATCGAACAAACCGTGAACGGTACCGCCGCCAACTCCGGCCGCGTGTCCGTCACTGTTGCGCGCAACGGTGATCTGGTTGGTGACATGTACATCCAACTGGAGTCCGATGAGGCGACTACCCAAACCGAAGCCGCCGCCGATTGCAACTGGGTTGCCGAGCGTGCCATCAACAACGTTGAACTGTCCATCGGTGGCCAGCGCATCGACAAGCACTACCAGAAGTGGTGGCGCATGTACTCGGAGCTTTACTTGGACGAGTCCAAGAAGGCTTCTTGGGGTAAGATGACCACCGCGGGTGATGGCAAGACTGTCTACCTGCCTCTGATCTTCTTCTTCAACAGGAACCCCGGATTGTACTTGCCTCTGATTGCGCTCCAGTACCACGAAGTCCGTTTGGATTTCGACCTGGCGTCAAACTTCGACACCTACCTGAACACCGGTGTGTTCAAGGTGTGGGCCAACTACGTCTACCTGGACACCGAAGAGCGTCGCCGGTTCGCCCAGAAGGGTCATGAATACCTGATCGAGCAGGTGCAGCACACTGGTACCGACACTGTTACCTCCGGTGGTACCAAGCAGGTCCGCCTGTCGTACAACCACCCCGTCAAGGAACTGGTGTGGTGCTTCTCCAACGCCCTGACCAACAACTCTCTGTGGAACTTCACCACCGCGACCACTGATGCCAACATCAAGATCAGCTCCAACCCCGACGACGCCGCCGGTTCCAACTCGTTCGTTTCCACCAACTCGTCCGGTGCTCCCCTTCTCGCCGTTGGTACTGGTGCCGACGGTGCCGGTGGTTCCAGCCGCTTCACCGAAGAAGCCGTTGGTCCCCTCAACACCTTCAAGCTCATCCTTAACGGCCAAGACCGTTTCAAGGAACAAGCGGGTAAGTACTTCAACCAGGTGCAACCCTACAACCACCACAGTGGCTGCCCCTACCCCGGTATCTACTCGTACTCCTTCGCGCTCAAG